ATATGCCAAACCAGCAGTAAAACATGGAAAAAATCTAAATGGTATTTCCATCGTGTTAACTTGTGTATCGGCATCTTGTATCCGTGTTAGTGCATCATAAACAATTACATCTGTGCTGTTTTCAGGTGTTGGAAACAACTTAAGATTAGGAGTAATTTGTCTATCTAAAAAATATTGCGTAGGTCTTCCAGTTGAAGTTTTGTTAGGTAGGTTTAAAAAAGCATCACGACTAATTCTTGTCATCGTAAAATCTGTGCCACTACGCCTTACAACTAAAGACAATATATCAATTAAATCTGTTCCAAGACTATATTCAGAATCGTCTGCTGTAAGAGCTTGTGTCCTCTGCTCAATAGTCCATTGATTGAGGCCACGATTTGCCCACTCTGCCAACATAATATTGATAGAACGTCTTGCAGTTTGCAAATCGTAGCCTGTCTTAGCCTCTAAGCCACATCTCTCAAAAGCTTCTTCAATGTATTCTGCTACATCTAATTCGAAGTTTGTTGAGCTTGATGTTGTCATTAAGCTTTACCACCTTTTTTCATTTTTTTAGCCATGCCACCACCACGCATTTTTTTAGTAGCACCACCACCCATCATTTTTTTTACCTTACCACCAGCCATCATTTTAGCTGCTTTTTTTAATTGATCGCCCATAGCGTTCATTTTTCTAGGACTCATTGCCATTTTAATCTCCTTTTAAGATTATTGTAGTATTGTTGTCTTTGCTCATAAATATCTTCAACATTGTATTCATTATAATATTTATCATAATAACCAAGTTTCTTCAATTTATTTGCACTCTCTTGAAGCTTTGTTAATCTTTGTACGAAAATCAAAGCATATTCCTCCTCAACGATTTCTGCAAAAGTGCCATTATCAATTAGCTCATTTACATCATCATCTGGGTGGAATCCCATTAGCCAAATATCATTTTGGTCAAACTTATCCTCATGTATTAATCTATTTAAATTAGTTAAGTTATTATGAAAAATGTCATTATTTTCATAAGATAAATCAATAACTATCACTAAATCTTTAGAATCATGAAATTTATTTATTAGTGTATAAACTATGTCATAATTTTTTGTGGCCTTTATAGCAAAACCTACTTTGTTGTTTTTCCAAGCAGACTTTGCATAAGGACATGAGGGTAAATTATTATAGTTCTCGTTAGGTTTTTCCAAGGCATATTTTGACCAAGCTTTAATTTCTTTACAAATTTTATGTTCTTGTATCATTTTTTCTTTTTTCTTCTTGCCGCTTGAACTCTTCTTGGTCTACCTGCTGGTTGACCTAATCTAATTTTTTGTGAAATACGTTTGCGTTTTTCTGATTTAGTCATCTCTGAACCAGTTTTAGGGGTTTTGCTAGATATTCTTTTTGAGGGCCTGCAATAAGGTGTACCCCTTTTCTCCCCTTTCTGTCTACCACACTTTTTACCAGTTCTTTGATCTTTCCAATCTTCTTTAAACCAACGCTTAAGTGCCAAACCTGCTTTAGTTTTTCTGACTGCCATTATCTAAACTTTGTAACTTTTCTTCTATTTGCCATAACCACACCACAACCTCTTGCAATGTTTGGATTTTTGGATTTTCTTTTGCGAGTTCTTTTTGGCACATTACCACCATTTTTTAATTCTATTACACCACCCTCTGCTTTCTTTTTAGCTTTCTTTTTACCACCAGTTCCGTAGTTGGCTGCTCCTACCTTACGGCATTTTGCTATGGCTCCTGAAGCATAAGCTGATGGAAAAACTCTGTAGCGAGCTTTAACTTTATGATAACAAGCGTCTTTAGGCATAATATCTTCCTTTCAATACTTTCCAACATGTACACCAATAAATTCTTTTCATACATTTAGGACAATCTTTTATTGGCTCACCTCTTATTACCTCTCCTTTTTTTAGAGGCACAATGTGCTTTTTCAGAAAATCCTTTAGGTCGTTTGCAATTGATTTTCCTCTTCCTAGCATTACTCCATTTCCTTTTCTGTGGTGGTTTTGAGACTTGTCGAGAAATTTGCGACCTTCCCATTACCATTAAAAAAACTTCTCAAGAACTGCAACACCAATAATTACTCCATATATTCCCCATAACCGAGTATCAAGTTTATTAAGTTTATTATTTATACCATCAAATCTAGCGTTACATACTGACTCATGTTTTTCCAACATTTTTAACAATTCTTTACTAGTCATTTAGCACTTCCATCTTTTTCTTGCTTGTCTCAAACGGCTATTTGGATCTTTTGCTGCTTTTGGAAACTTTCTCATTTGACCTGCACTTCTAGCACAAAATGATTTACGTCTTTTGGCCGCCTTGCTACCAGCTTTTACTTTGCCAGTAACGGCAGTTTTTAACTTACTGCCAGGATTTTCTCTCCTATAACGAGCGACACCTGCTTTTGTCATTCCCGCTCCTTTCTTTGTGGAGCGGAAATACTTTTTTGTTTTAGGTGGCTGTTTGTCGGGCTTTCTAGCCATTACTCGTAGCTCTTTCTAACCTTCATCGTAATAGTGTAGGTGTCTGCCGATGAATGTCCAACAGTTGTAAACAAAATATCACCAGTTACTCCCGATCCAGCATTGTTTGTTAAACCACCAAAGCTTGAGTAATCGTGATGTCCACTTTGATTTTCGCCTAACTCAATACACAATAGATCGGTTGAAGCATCAAACAAAACTTGTACCTTCATGCCATTACACTGCCACCATATTTCATCTATAGTAACTCTTGTACAAGCTTGTCCTCTTTGGTTTGTAGCTAAAGCAGAAACATCTATTTTTTTTACAGCACTTTCGCCCGAACCATCTGATATATTGGTAAATTTGAAAACAGCTATTTTTATGTCATCAACTAAAGTTTGTGAGGCAACTGCATCTGCCATATTACTCTCCTATTATTGATCAGCAAAAGCTGGAGCAGTCGTTGATGTAACACTACCAAAAATTTGATAATTAGTTGTGTCCTTTCCAACTATTGTCACATCAAATGCTTGAGGAACATTTATTTGGAAACTACTTTCTGAATTACCATCTGGAAATACAGCACTTATTGCATTACCATCTTGATCGTGAAAAGTTATATTACCGATATAAAAATTTGTATTTCCCGGAGTAACTATGATAGCGTCTGTACCATCAGCCGCTCCTCCTGCATATACAAATCTAAATACTGATCCAGCTATAGGTGCTGGAAGTGTATATGTATTATCTTGAGTTCCGTCTGGAACAAGTAAAATTCTTCCACTGTGAGTTGCATTTGTAAGAGTTACGTCACCATCAGAAAGGCTAACAGGTCCATCACCAAGTGTTGTTATTTCAGTGATTGTGCCTGTAGTTGCATTTTTACTAATAGTTTTGATCGTAGATTCAGATCGAATAGGACCCGTAAAAGTTGTATTAGCCATGTATTTCTCCTTGTCTTGGCTGTTGTCGAAGTTAATTCTTCGTCAAGGTAATTTTAGTATACACAAAAAAAAGGGGTCTGAAAAGACCCCTTAAAAAATATGTAAATATTTTTAGGCAGCTCCTGGAGAACCAAAGACACATCTTGGATCAGAAAAGCCAAAAGCATAACGCTCTCTAGCTTTATATCTCATATTTCCAGTGTCAAAGTCGGCTTCCATACTTGTGCTTAAAGGCACTCTTTCAAAGTATTTAAAGCCATTAGGTGCATCTGTTTTTAAGAAAAACGCATCTGTGTCAGTCAAGAAATGATTAATGGTGTACCCATCTGGTATCATTCCTCTATTTTTAATAGCGTTTAAATCATTATCAGATGTACCAACTCTTAGAGTTGACTCAAGCAGTCTGTCTGCAACAAATTGCAATGCAGGTGGAACGATTAACTTCATTCCTCTTAATGCAACAATCATGTTTCTTTCATCAACAAATTGTGAAATGTCAATCAAAGCATTTTCTAATGAAGTTTCATTAAGATCTGCCGCTGTTGATGGTTCATTTCTAAATGTACCACCACCACCTAATGGGTGATCTGTTGCACAAAGTTCTTTGCCGTCACCACCAGTGACGCTTGAATCAAAAGCATTGTTCAATACAGCTGCGGCTTTTACTTGCTTGGTATGAGCCATTGATCTAGCCAACGCTCTTGTATATCTAGCTCCAAGTTGATCATACAAATTGTCTTCCATTGCCTCTTCTGTTAATGCAAAAGCTAAAGCAATAGTTTCCATTGTGTATCTTGAAGTATAAACTTCATTTGCTTGATCAAATTGTACACCAGATCCTTCTGATTTTGTTGAAGCATTGCCAAATCCACTTAACATTACTTCCTCTTCAAACGCTCTGTCTGAAGATTCGGTGTCAAATATTTCTGTATGCTCTTGATCATAACGATCATATTCCATGCCGAATAAAGCGTTAAGACCAGGTTCTAGTTCTTTAACTAGTTGTGCTCGTGATATAGCCATAGTTCAACCTCCCTTACGCTAATCCTGCAGACTTCTGTCCAAATATGTGATTTTGAATCACAACATAGACATTAGTTGCATCTGATGAAACATCGTTATTTTCTGGATCTTGAGATATGTCAATCGCTTTAACTGATAAAGTTGCGGTGGTTGCACCATCGCTAACATTCAATTCAGCTCCTGAAATACCCGTTACAGTAGATCCTGCACTTGTATAAACAATGTCAAAGTTACCAAATAAGTCAGCAATTGGAAATGCAGCGTTACATTGAATTTCAAAAATGACGTTTGGATCGTCAATAATAAAAGCTTCAATATCTGACGCATTCGTACTTGCTGGATAAAAGTTGGAAAAAGTTTCTTTTCCCGTTGTAGGATCTGTGAATCTACAACCATTGAAAACTCCAACTATCGGAACAGTACCACCATCAGCGTGTACTTCTACACCACCTCCAGTTACT